ACATCTAAGAAATGTTGAATAACTTCGTGCATTGCACTACCAAATATAAGATGGATATTAGCATTACTAATACCTAACTTATCAATATAATTTAATTTGTACTGTTGTTGGCATGAACTATACATACCATACTGAGAATAACTTACTCTTGCCATACTTTTATGTTTTATTTACTATGTAAATATACGAAAAATATTTGATATATCCTAATTTTTTCTACTAAAGTTTCAACTTTAATTTAGTTATTTGTTTCTTATCAATACCATACTTTTCACAAATGAACTTTATATTTTCTCTACCTTCTTTAGTTGCATAAAGTATTTCACAATAATCTTCTGCTTCTATACTTGAACAATTAAAATCTTGTATAAGTAAATCAATTAACCAAGATTCGTACTTGTTTGCTTTCTTACCTTTTGTATATTTCAAATATCTTCTACCTTTTGGTAATATACCGATAAGAGCAAGATATAATTGTTTCGGTTCTAAAACTTGTGTGTATGGTTGTATCTCTGAAAGAACTTCTATCCAATCAGGATTCATAGAAAGAAAACGATGTACCATATAGTTACTCCATGTTTTCTTATCAGCATCTTCTAAACTATCCCAATACTTTGGATTTTGAACTGAAGTTATATTTGTTATATGGTCAAATAGTGTTCTAGTTGCCATTATTCTGTAATTCTTTTGGTAATAACTCTTTGTTTATTTCACCACAATCACCACATAGATATAACTCTACTGGTATGATTGCATCTTGTGGTGTACCTGTTACTATCTTTGAAATCTTCAAGAACTTAGTACCCTGTATAAACACAGTACCACCACATTCTTCACATTTCATTTCTGTTGCCTTAGATAAATCTATCTTTGGTTGTTGAGGTGGGGGTGTATTTCCACCATTATTCATTCCTATAATCTTTGCCATAATTTATTTATTTAATCGAACCATTGTGAACGGTCTGTTTTTACATTTTTTACTGTTTTCTTTAACATTTCGATTTCCTTCTCTTTCCACTCTTTGTTTTTAATCTTATCAATAGCTTCTAGTTCATTCTTTCTACCAATATCATTAGCTTTCTTAAGTTCTTCTTCTGTGATTGATTTACCTTGTTGTGCTGAACTTAATGAAGCAAATCTTTTGGTATGATATGAACTAAGTGGTTTAGTGAATTGTTTAAGATATTCTGTTTTACTATCGAGATATGCAAGAAAAGAATCAAAGTTCTCATTACCCAATGCTTCTAACTCTGCTTCATTTAATGGATTTTCGTGGTCGTATTTCATCTTTTAAAGTTTATTTGTTATACAAATATACAAAAAATATTTTATTTATCCTAATAAAATTGATAAAACTTTATCAACTATCTCTTCTTTGTTTCCATATTCATTTGCAATTACCTTTCCTTTCTTAAAAGCAACTACCATTGGTATGTTTGTTAAATCAACTAACTCTCTACTATTTGGTGAGTTATCAGGATTAACATACACAAACGGAATTTGTCTATTTTGTTGTTGATTAGAAACTTTCTCAAAATATGGTTTAAGAATATCACAATTACCACACCAATCAGTTCCAAACATAACCATTAACTTTGGTTGTGTTCGTATCAATACATCAAGTGAATCTGTTTCTAAGTTTATCATAGTAAAGGTCCTGCACTACCACATTTGATTGCGGCTTTCATTCGTTGTTCTTCTAACCAAGTTAGATAGTTCCAAACTTTTTTTAATTTGTTTATCATAATATACCAACTATTTGAATTATACAACTCATAAAGGTAATTTCTTTATCTACTACCAATGCATCTTTGTGTTGTGATTCTGATAAGATTAGTATTATGTTTGAGGTATTTGTACCACCATAAACTTCTACTTTTTCATATAAGAACGTATAAAGTTCTGTGAAATCTTGTACTCTCGCATCTGCAACTGCTTGTCTGATATTTTTCCATTTATTGGCTTTTGCATCAGAACCTTTAAGAATATCTACTACCTTTGATTTAATATCTGCATCAATTACAGAGGTTGTATCAACTTTTAATTCTCCCTTAGATGAATTCAACTGACAAGTATTGATAATCTTTCTAATATCAGGATATGAACTATCAATGATAGGTACAAGGTTTGCTGGTTGGAAACTAATAGATTCTCTACCTAAAATCTGTGATATTTGAACTGCAACATCTTTTTTAGTTGGAGGTACAATCTGAAACTCTTGTGTTCTACTTCTAATTGGTGAGATTACTTTCTCAACATAATTACAAGTTAGGATAAATCTACAATGTCTTGAAAACGTTTCCATTAAGTTTCTTAAAAGTGCTTGTGCATTTGGTGTCATATAATCAAACTCATCAAGTATGATTATTTTCATATCTTTGAAACCAACAGTTGAAGCAAATCCTTTTACTTTATTACGAACGGTATCTACATTATTTTCATCAGATGCATTTATAATGATATGGTCACAATCAATTGAATTTACAATTAACTTAGCTAATGTTGTTTTACCTGTACCAGCTTTACCGAAGAATAAAAGATGAGGGATTTCTCCACTTTCAAGATAATCCTTTACCTTATCCTTTAAATGTTCATTACCAACGTATTCTGTTAGTTTAGAAGGTCTGTACTTCTCTACCCATAGAGAATTTGCTACCTTATTTGGTTGTGTGTTATTATCTTCGAAAAATGCCATATTAAAATGTAGAGTTTTTTACTTCTTTACAAAATTCTCCTAACTTTTCTAATTTAGTAATTAGTGATTGTTTTTGATTTTCATCAATACCTCTGTTTTGATTTCTGTTTAATTCACCGATTAAATCTACCATTGATGTTGCTACGATTAGTAACGCATCTTCTTTTGAGTTCAGAAAATTATCTGATACTCTAAACTTTTTTGCTATTTCTTGTAAGTTTGCCATTTTATCTATTATTATTTGTTATACAAATATACGAAAATTATTTGGACTTTCCTAATAATTTCATAATTTTTTTTACTGTTTTTGGTCCAACCTCTATTTCATGATATGGAATATTTTCTGAATCAAGTACTTTTTTACACATTTTATCTATATCAAGTGCCTGATTCCTTGTTTGAAATCTCTCCTTATTATTGTGTACCGAATCTTCTGTTCTTTTCAGTAAGATATTGATATTATCATATTGTTTGTGTAAATCAATAACTAAATCATGAAAAGGTTGTCTATAAAATTCTGCAGGATAATCTGATGTATAATATCTGTGGTAAATTGTAGAGAATAAAATTGGTGAATCGATTACTATATATTCTACTTTACCATAACATTCTGCTATTCCCCTATGTTGATTAGCAAATACATAAAGTTGGTCTTGTATGCATTTAATATTTTGGTCCCAAGCTAACTTCTTTGGGAATTCATATGGGTTATTACAACTGATATGTTGTTTCTTTAGTTTGTAGGTGATTCCACACGCAATTGATGATTTACCAATACCTGGTCCACCGAAGAGGTTTACTAATTTACTCATTCTCCAAATATATTATTTAATAGGTTACCCAATCTGATTCCAGCAAAATATAATCTTTCATCTACAATTGGTAGATTCTCATATACATAATCATATGATAAATATGAACCACTTTTTGTTTCATAAATCTTAGGTACATACTGATGTGATTCATTTGCCCACTTGATAGCATTTCCTTGTTCTACTACTACATCTTTAAATTGGTTTTGTAGTTTATCTGCATATTCAGTATAACTCATCTTGTAATCATCAATCATATCTGTATCCCATAGTACATGAAGATTCGTTTGATTCTCTGCTCCTTTTCTTCCTTTGAAGTTTACTTTGATTTTACTACCACCATAATCTTCAAATCTTCCAGTATGTAAAGGTTGGTGCAAATCTCCTACCATATGAACCAAATACTTTAACCAAAACGCTTTCATCTCTTTTGATGCAGATGGTGATTGTAAAATAGGAATTGCAGTATTAATCATTTTTACTACATTTTCTTGTGTATGTTCTACTTCCTCATAATTTTTATCAATTGGAAGATTAACATAATGCCAAGTTGAAAATTTATCAAAATCAGGATTACTCCTCATCTCATCTGCCCAAGTACTTGCAACTGCAAGTGTTTGTCCATCTAAAATTTCATTAACTCGTTGTTCTGTTGTTAGTGTTAATTGTCTTTGTGCAATTTCACCAACTGTTCTATGTCCTATCTTACCCCAAAACATCGTTGTTGAAAACGATGTTAAGGTAAATAAGATTAAAACTAATATTAATAATTTTTTCATAACCATGTTTTTATAAGTGAATATATGTAACCAGTGATTCCTACTAAATTAAGTAAGGATAAATTATATTGTTTTGTTCTTTGTGTTTGTACTGTAATGAGGATTAACCCCACAACCATTCCCATCTTTCCATAAATTGAATCGATAATGAATGGAGAAAGCATCATTAATGCTGTACCGAAGTATATTACACCATATTGATATAATAACTCTATTCTATTAGTTTTTTTTGTGCTTTTCATAATAAAAAAGGGGGAAATTAATCCCCCTTATTTTATAAGTTTTAGAATCTTACTTTTAGAGATGTGTTGAAAGTACGTCCGAATCCGAACCATACTGAGTTTCTCGTATCTACACCATTCCATGTCTGTGAACTACCATCAGCGTGGATGTTAGTGTTAGACTCTGCAATGTAGTAAGTATCAAATAAGTTATTTACGTTAACTCTAAACGATGCATCAGTTCCGAATAAATCAAACACATAAGTTGCTCCTAAATCAGCCAATCCATAAGACGGTAATTTTAAAGCTCCTTGGTTATCTGGTTGAGTAAATTCTGAATCTGTGATTGAATAATCAGCATATAATCCATCAACGAATCTATATCCTAAATCAACTCTTAATCCTTGGATAATCTCGTAATCTGCTTCAACATAAGTTGTGAACTGAGCCGCATCTCCTACTTTAGCATCTTTTAGGTATAATGTACCTGTACCGATTGATTGTTGTTGGTCATCAAATAATTCTGCTGAGAAATCATTAGTATATCTCCAATCACCGATTGATAACATACCTTTTAATCTCAACTTATCTGTTGGGTTATAAGAAGTTTCAACT